TCCTCCTTCTCCCCGTTGTGCCGTTGGGTCAGCAGTTTGGGTTACTTGGCCGTTTCTTTCCCCACAAACCGGCCTCTGTTGTTGAGGTCTCACGACCTGTTTCAAGTTCAGCCTTGTCTCAGCTGTCCGACTTCACCCTTCTCCCTGCAACTTTCGTGCCAGCAGGCTGGTCCTTGAGGCTCAACCTGCGGGAGGCCGCGTCCTTGCCGGTCTCTGTCACGCTGGCACGTTCCTTGCAGGTGGAGTCCGGGTGCGAAGTCCCGTTCACACCGGTGCGTCAGCCTTTTCACACCGGTGCGAAGTCCCGTTCACACTCCAACCTTGACAGTGGAGGTCGGTTTGTCCTGTTGCTCGACTCAAGGTTGGAGGTTTGACTTTGGCACGTCAAAAACAAAGAGAAAGGTGGAAACAGGAGGTTGAGGCAGCCCGAGCACAGGTCCGGCAGTTTCAAGCTCCTGCGCTTGCGTCAACCTTGGTTGGTGTGAGAGCTGTGACCGGTGTGCGACACTGGTCGACACTGAAACGCTGGCGCAAGCTTGGTTTCCCCGTTCGTCGAGGTCCAGACCAGCGTGTCTTCGTGGTGGTGCCGGAGGTCAAGGCTTGGCTCCTCGCCTTCCACCACTTGCAGCAGGCACGAACCAGCGCAAGGCTTGAGGCTTTCTCTTCCACCTTCACCTCTCCTGCCTCGTCGCTTTCAGCGTCAGCTGAAACCAAACGGCTCTCCACTGTCAAGGTTCAGCCTGCCGGTCAACCTTCAGGGGGAAAGGGGTGGTCCCAGGGGGTCTCTTGAAACATGGTTTTTGGGCTCGAACCCCCACGTACGGGGGGAAGGAGATTGTCTCTCGGGTTTTCGTGCATTTTTGAAATATATCCTAGATTATATCTGTAGCATTGTCGTGGGGCAGGTATATATAGGTATATAATATCTTCCCTCCCAGAACGGGGGGGGGCAAAAAGGCTGCGCGAAGCGCAGCCTTTGAGGGGGGGGGCGCAGGGGATGTAGAGGTGTTACCGCCAGAGTATAAGAATAGGATAACGGCCACGACCACTGACCAAGAATTGGGTTTGATGGCCACTGAAATCAGCCGCAAATTTATACTGGAGGAGTGCGAGGAGGCTGGTCTATCCGTAAAAAAACTGGTGGAAACCTTGATGGGGGGCCTCGACGCCAAGGCCACGAAACAGCAAATGTTGATGGATGGTAGTTGGAGCCAATCCCCCGCCCTTGTAGATCATGCTACCCGCCTCCGCGCGGTCCAGATCGGCAAAGATATATTGGGACTGGATGCTCCCAAGAAGCTGCAGGCAGAGGTTAGTCACGAGTTTGGGGCCTCTCCGGAGACCATGGAACTTGTAAAAGGATTGATTGGTGGCTTCATCGACGCCAAAATAGGTATAATGGGAACCATCACCGCGAGCTTGAAGGTGTTCTCGGAGGGGGAGGAAGAGATTGCTTAGTCCCGCCGAACATCGATGATTTTTTTAATATCAAACCGATTTCCACTGTCAAGATATGGGGGAGACAAATTTTGAATAGGACCGAGGCAAATCAGAGATATGGACAGCTTATAGCGGATGCCCAAGAGCAGGGTGGCCCCGCCGCTGTCAAGGTTATGCTGAGATGCCTAGCCACCTCTGATCTTTTCTTTCTTTTAACCAAGGTGCTGCGCCGAAAGGATGCAGATAATGATTGGTGCTATGCTCGTTGCAATGAGGTACAGGAGGAGCCAGATGGATACCTCGACCTGTGGGCGCGGGAGCATTATAAAAGTACTATCATCACCTTTGCCCTTACTATCCAGAATATACTTGAGGATCCCAACATCACGGTGGGGATATTCTCTCATACCCGCCCAATAGCCAAGGCATTTCTTCGACAGATTAAAAGGGAATTTGAGAATAATAAGATACTCCTCGACCTATTCCCCGACGTGGTGTGGGAACAACCTCACAGGGATTCCCCCAAGTGGTCAGAAGATGAGGGGATAATTGTGAAGAGGAGCGCGAATCCCAAAGAGGCCACTGTCGAAGCATGGGGTTTGGTTGATGGCCAGCCTGTCAGCAAGCACTACAAATTGATGGTATATGATGACGTGGTGACCCGTGAATCTGTTACCAACCCTGAGATGGTGCAGAAAGTTACCAAGGCCTGGGAGGAAAGTAGGAGTCTTACCATATCTGATGGATCGGGGAAGACCCGCTGCATGGGTACGAGGTGGCATTTTGCGGATACTTATAGGGATATCATAAAGAAAGGAAGTGTCAAGGTACGCCTCTACACTGAGGTTGATGATATGGGTAACCTTGTTCTATGGTCCCCGGAGACTCAACTTAAAAAAAGAAGAGATATGGGACCATACGTCTACGCTTGTCAGATCAAGCAGGACCCGAAGATGGATTCCGTCGAGGGGTTCAAGGCTGAATGGTTACAATACTGGCCCGCCGACTCTGCCCAAGGTATGAATGTCTACATCCTATGCGACCCGGCAGGAGAAAAGAAAAAGGAAAACGACTACACTGTATTTTGGGTTGTCGGCGCAAATTCAGATGAGAATTACTACATCCTCGACGTGGTGAGAGATCGCCTGAACCTCACCGAGCGTGGGGACATTCTTTTCAGTCTCCATAAAAAATATAGGAAGGTATCATTGTCTGTCAAGGTGGGGTATGAGAAGGTGGGGATGCAATCCGATATTGAACATTATGAGGATAGAATGAGAAGGGAGGGGTATAGGTTTCGAATCATCCCTATCCCCGCCGCCATAGGTAAGTCCGATCGTATCAAGAAGCTTATTCCCCTATTTGAACAGGGGCGCATTTACCTTCCTGAGAAGATTGTGAAGGTGGATTATGAGGGGAACAAGGTTGACCTTGTCCGTGCATTCGTCGCAGAAGAATATGAGTGGTTTCCCTTCCCCGTTCATGACGATATGCTGGATAGCCTCGCCAAGATTACGGAAAAGGCGTTGGGGGTATCCTTCCCCGACGAGATGAGCATTCCGGAATCCAGTAAGTATACATACTCCCATTTTCAGAGAGTGCAAAGTGAGAATTTGGGGTACGATCCCCTACACTACGGACTACATTAGGAGGTTGATATGTCATTCGGAGGATCACCATCTTTGCCCCCTGTAGCACCAGCAATCCCCATGACCCCCACTGCTGCGGAATTGGAGGCAGAGAAAGAAGCAAAAAGAAAAGAGGAAGAAATGTTGCGCAAGCGGGCGGGTAGAGCCTCAACCATTCTCACCGGCGCATCCGGACTTTTAGGGCAGGCCCCTATTGGCAAGAAGACACTTTTGGGAGAGTAAAATGGCTACAGAAGAAGAATTTGCCCGCGAGTTGTTAAGCCGCCAATCTGTCCTTGCCGGTATCCGGAAAGACTATGAGTCCTTGTGGAAGGATGTTATTGAGTTTACCAACCTGCGCCGGTATAACCTGGACGGAACCCAGCGAGCGGGGTTAAAGGTTGGCACAGCCATTTATGACTCCACCGCGATGGATGCTTTGCGCGATCTCGCGGATGGCCTATTTGGATATCTCATATCTCCAGCCATGCAATGGTTTGTTCTCAGGGTGGAGGATGAACGTCTCATGATGATAAAAGAGGTGAGGGCGTGGCTTGAGGCTGCATCCTGGCAAATGTATAGTGCCCTCCAAAGATCCAATTTCTATGAGATCATGCCAGAATACTTCCAGGATGGGGGATCGATTGGAACCTCCACCTTGTATTCCGAGGAGGATCTTGAGGAGGGGAGGATCGTTTGTACCATCTGCCACCCCGGCGAGATTTGGGTCGCAGAGAACAAGTATGGCTTGGTCGACACCACCTTCCGCAAGGTTGTCATGACCGCTCGGCAGGCTGTACAGCGGTTTGGGGATTCCGGGAACCTGTCCGACCGGCTTCTCATGGATTCCAAGGATTCGACCAGGTTCGATAATGAATACACGTTCTATCATTGCGTTTACCCTCGCAAAGATGCAGAAATGACCCAACAGGGTTTCCGCATTGGCAAGGATAATAAGCCTTTCGTCTCCTACTACGTCCAGGTGGATGGCAGCAAGATTGCCTCCGCCTCCGGGTATTATTCTCTCCCCTATCAGGTGTGGAGATGGCGCAAGAATAGTAATGAGATATACGGCAGGTCCCCGGCCTCGGATGCCATCGTGGATATCCTTACCGCGAATCAGATGAGTAAGACTCTACTCCATGCCGCCCATATGTCAGCAGAGCCCCCCCTTAACATACCTGCTGAAATGAGAGGGAAGACCAGGATTACCCCGCGCGGCATGAATTATTATGAGGACCAGGGTAGAATTATTACCGCTGTCCAGATGGGACAAGGAGGGTATCCCATTGGGGTTGATCGAGAGGATAGAGTTAAGACGGCTATTAAACGCCACTTTATGACTGATTTCTTCACCCTTCTGTCTCGTGCCGCCATGGATGGAAGACAGCTTTCTGTTCCCCAGGTAGTGGAGATGCAGGGTGAAAAGGCCGTCATGCTTGGCACCATCGTTGGCAGGTTAAATAGTGAGTGTTTCGATCCGTTCCTCGATCGTGTTTACCAGATTGAGAGTGGGGCGGGGAGGATGCCACCTCCTCCCGACATCCTTTCCGCCTCCGGTAAACGGGTTTCTGTGGAATATATGGGTCCCCTCGCGCAGGCCCAGCGACGTTTGTTCAAGACGCAAGGTATCTATCAGGGCCTGGAATCCCTTAAGCCTGTGGCGGAACTCACCGGAGATACCAGTATATTTGATTCTATTGACTTCGATGTGGTGACGCGGGAGATACTGGAAGCAACCGGCATGCCCGCCAAGGCCATCAAGGATCAATCTAGGGTGGACGCTGAGAGGGCAGAGAGGGCCAAGGCAGCACAGGCGGCCCAGCAGATAGAGATGGCCGCCAAGATGGCTGCGCAGATACCTAACATATCCAAGGCCCCCGAAGCAGGATCCTTAATGGGTTCTATAGCAGGCCAGGAGGGATAACTTGAAGGGTTATGATGAGCTAAAAAGGATGGTATTGGGAGATGGCAATCTCCCAGATACGGTAAAGTTGGATTACCGATCGACCTTTGATACTGACGTTGGGAGACGGGTCCTTACTCACATGCTGACAGAACTGCACTTTTTCGATGAGGTGGTGTCGGAGGAGGAGGTCACCCTCAGCAATTACGCGAGACGTATTCTTAACCATCTTGGGATTTTAAGGGGGGAAAGAATCCCCGACATTGTGAATTACCTAATGTCCATCAAGACATTTGGACAAAAGATGGAGGAATAGAACGAGAAAATTACTCTCGGCTATAGCTGTAACCACTTTGTGTACCATACTCATGTTGTCCTCGGCCACTGTCAAGGTCACGTACAGGATCCACGCAACAGGATTATAATATGCCAGTAAAGGTGCGAAAAGTAAAGGGTGGGTATCGGGTATCAACCCCCCATGGGGTTAAGGCCAAGAAAACCACCAAGACTAATGCCGCCCGTCAAAGGCGTCTGTTGAATGCCATTGATCATGGGTGGAAACCTACCAAAAGGAGGAGGGGAAGATAATGCCAGAACAAGTTGTGAACCCTTCGGGGGATGGACAAGCGGCACCACCCGCGTGGAAAGCGCAGTTGAAGGATGACCTGAAAGCCAATGCATTCTTTGACCAGTTCGGATCAGTAACGGACATGGGAAAGTTTGCATTAGAAGCTGATGGGAAGCTGAAAAATGCAGTTGTTCTGCCGGGA